CTGCTTGCGCGACCAGACGTGACACTTGGAGTTCTACATCTTCTGGTAGCGGTGCTTCTGGGTCTGGGAGTTCCACACCTAGTTGTTTCTGTATCTCTACGCGATACTGCAGAGCGACGTGCTCTGTGATGTGGGACATCATTCCAGACTGGATAGCACTCGCAAATGGTGATTGCCCAACGATCTGCTGGATTTTCGGGTCTTGCATAGCCATCATGTGTGTCTGGATGTGGGCCTCGTGGTCCTGATATGCGAAAGCCTTTACCGGCTCCTGCTTCAAGATAGCCATGTTTTCCGTCACTGGGTCGGCAGGTTTGATGTCTTCCGGCAGCTTGATGATATCCTCGGCATCCTTAATACCCAGAACTTCGAGCATCTGGCGGTGCAGTTTACCCATATCGTACATCTGTGGTGCTTGCTGGGACAACTGTAGCGCAGCTTGATACTGCATGATGCGCTGTGCCATTGTAGCCGCGTTAGGGTCAGACACCGGAATTACGTCCACTCGACCATCAAAGTCGGAGATACGGTCAGCAGGCTCGTCCATCTCGTAAGCGTACTCTGCGGGCATATAGTCATGCACAATTCGTGCCAAGATACGTAGCTCTTGCTTCATAGCAGCGTGGAGACGGGCTTGAATCCCAGACATCACCTGCATTGAACGCTCCATTAGGGCTAGAGTCGTTCCTACGGGGGCCTGAGCGCTTATATCGCCTATTTGGATGTCACCCACCGCACCAATGCGTCTACCCTCGTCTACGACGTTCCCAAGCAGTGAGTATAGCACGCTTGATGGTTCTTTGTAGGGTAGGGGCACAATCGCGTCCTTGATCGTACCAGCGGGCACGTCAACGTCTCTGAACTCACCCGGCATGATTGGGGTGTTATCCCCAGTAATACGCATACCACGGGCCTTAAAGCCTGCAGGTAGGTTGGAGAGTGTACCTGCGTCGATCAACTGGCGCATGATAGAAGTAGCAGATTTGGTCAAACCACCAAGTGTGTGGATGAGGCCCGTGCCGTAGAAGCCCATTCCGGGTAGGTAAGGGTAGTGAACGACGTGCATGCGCTTCTCGCGCTTCATGTCTTCCTCGTACCAATTACGGCGGATAGCCAATACAATACTGGAGGATTTGTCGATTGTAACCACGTATGGCAGCGAAACACCGTCTATATCGTCAAACGGCTCCGGCAAGTCCAAGTCTACGTGCATCTCTAGTAGAGTGTGGCGAGGATCATCAGAGAATGTAGGCTCAGAGCCTTCCAGCTCGTTGTACTTATCTTCAATGTCGGAGGTCTCAGAAGTGGCAGCGGGTAGTTCGATATCACGGTAGAAACCGTTTACCTGCAGCTTCAGGATTTCTTCCGATGTACGCTTCATAACGTGCGTAAACCGTGGTGCTGTGCGGAGATTCGATGATCCGTGGGACACTACAAGGTCTTCTGCAGGTACAAACTGTGCCACAGGGCGCTCGGTGAGGGGATCAAAGTAGATTTTCTTGAACGCGGAGCCCGCCATTGGCAGTTTGAACAGCATTTGCTCCATCTCGTCGCGGTAATCAGGCATCCGCTCGGTAATCAAGTAGTTTAGTTCGGTCTCGACGCGTTGAGCCTGCTCAAACTTCTCGGGTGTCAACTTACCCATGATCTTACTGCGGACTGGTCCAGCAGCGGGCATAAGCTCGCCCATAGCTTGTGCTTGGAACTTTATAACCGCTTCAGTCATCATAGGGTGGTAGACCCCTGACGCGCCATTCCACGGCTCTGTACGCTCTTCGACCTTCATACCAAGCAGGTCCATGCCCTTGATGTAGGCGTTAGCCCACTCACCGCGAGAGGATCGGTCGGATGAGAAGTTCTCTATCAGTTCGTTTGCAAGGGACTCAAGTTCGCCCTCGTCGATAAACTCTGCGAGGTTGGAGTCGTGCTCGACTTCGTCTTCAGAATCAAAGCCTTGACCAAAGTCTACTACGACAGACCCATCGTCCATTTCGATCTCTATTGTCTCGGGGTCTTCTACTACGACCGTTAGCTCGGGGGCTAAGGCGTCCTCGGCAATGCCAAGTATGTCGCTAGGTTCCATAGGTTTTTCGACTGCCATGATATGCCTCGTTATAAGCGTTTGGACGCACTATAGCAGATATAGTGCCAAAATTGAAATACCCCATCGTAGTGTGGGGACACAACGGACGAGGGAGGTCGTACACATAATGCCCCCACGGACGCTACCAACGTCCAGTATGAGATATACTGTAAACTTGTACCTGTGTCATCCCTGTCAATAGTACGCCGCTTTACGACGTAGATAAGAGTCATCTTCCTGCATATCCGTTGGTAGCCGGATAAATCCACCCTGACGGAACCGTAGCAGTGCCATCACTGTGCTGTCCACCAAGTCATCGTTCGACATAAACGGAAACCCAGCCACTTCTTCCACCAGCTCGTCTGCCCAGCGTGTCGCCGGTACCCAGACCATGCCCGAGGATATGATATCCGACACAGAGTTCAGGCGTGCGAGCTTGTCGCCGGTCCCACGGTGCGGTGTATATTCTGATACTGGCAGGCCCATGCGCCGCATCTCTTGGTAGAGTGCCACACCGGAGCTTTTCTTCTCCACGATGAACGCGTCAGGCTCCCACCTGTTGTACTCGTCCATAGCTAGTTGTTTTAACTCAGGAAATTCCAGTCGTTCTTTTATGGAGTCCAGCAGCATGATGTTGTGTGCCCCGGTCTCCTCGTTGAGGAACACACCCCACGACGTGAGCGCGGTGTAATCGGCGCGGTTATGCTTCTCTGCTGCCGCGTCAAGGGACATAATTATGTATTCTACGTGGGGCATGGCATCATTTGGCCAGATGTTCCACCATTCACGCTTGACAATCGACGCTTCTTCTGAAGTCGGCTGCTGTTGGTACTGCGAGTTCCATTGGAACGCAGGCATGGATGCTTTTGTGCGTAGTAGTGCTTCTAAGTCGAAGAACTCAGGCCACAGCGGCTTCTGTATAGGCTTACCGTCGGCATCTTCCGAGTCGAGGATTGCAGGGAACTCAACTACTTCGTACTGGTCAGACAGTTCGTTCTTGACCATATCGCCAATAACACGCCCTGATAAATCATCTTGGTGCCATCTAGTCTGCACGATAGCCACGCGACCACCCGGCATTAGTCGGGTACGCGCCCCGAAGGTGAACCACTCGTAGGCTTTTTCGAAGACCGCGAAGTTCCCGTTGATGACGTCTTGCTCTGAGTGGGGGTCGTCAACAAGTAAAAGGTCAGCACCACGGCCCGCAAGCGCAGAACCAATACCACACGCAAAGTACTCTCCTCCGAAGTTCGTGTTCCACCGCCCCGCAGACTTACTGTCCACCGCGAGCGAGACCTCTGGGAATATGGATTTAAACTCTTCCGTGGAGATTAGGTTACGAACTTTACGCCCGAAGTCCACCGCCAAGTCTGTGGTGTGCGACACCATCATCACTTTTTTGTCGGGATTCCGCCCTAAAAACCAAGCGGGATAGTATATGGACACGAGCTGCGACTTACCGTGACGCGGTGGTATGTTTACACACACGCGGTCTTTACCGTTCTCGGCGTTGGGTCCACGCTCTACATCCATCAGCATATTAGCGAGGATTCTGTGGTGTCGCCCAACCTTATAGTCTGGCTGCATGCGCTTACAGAACTCAATCAGGTCGTCATGTGCAGCCTTATTGCCTTCGCGTGAGGACAATTCCCCTACAATAGAGTCAATCTCAGCGAGTTCTTCCGGGCCAAATGAGTCCAGATTGTCCAAGATATGCCGCATGTCCTCGGGCGAGAACTCCATATCCTTCGCGAGTGAACTGAGGTTAATCGACATCGAGGCCTAACTCCTTGTCCACGTCGATAATCTCGCCGTCTATCATTATGGCGTCCTCCACCACGTCTGGGTTCACCAGTCTGGCGAGCTTTTCACGCAGTTTCTCCTTCAAGTCATCCGATGTCTGGTGCGTTATTGTCACCTCGGACTTCTCTGCGAACAACCCAACGTCGCTGACCTTACCCAACAGCTCCAACGCACGTATGCGTATGCGCGGATCAGGGTTCTCTGTCTCTTCGATGAGCTTGTTTGTCACCAGATGGCGCACTTGCGTTGCACTTTTTACTACGGAGTGCCCAAAATCCTTCAGGATTCGATCGGTTAACAGCAGTGTAGCCGGTGTTAACTGCGCCACACGCTTCGGCGTCGCCGCTTTCGACGTTTTTGTAGCGTTCTCGGCGTATGATACAGCTAGTGCAGCAGCGATATCCTTGTCCTCGTTGGTTGCTTTGACCTCTAAACCGTTAGCATGCAGGTACTCTACTGTCTTCGCAGCGGCGGCAGCTTTAACTGCAAGGTCTCCCATGTCCGGAGCAGTGCGGTTTGGTACTCCGCGCTCCGGTTCAACATGTATTGTCATAATGTTTCCCTCGTTTTGCGGGAGTGTACAAAATTTTTAGGGGTATTTCAATCTAAGTGTACTTTGCCGATTTCTGTATATGAGGGGGTGGGGTAGTCACGGGTATCAAAACGCTTGGTAGGGGGGTATGTTTTTGGGGAATCGTAAAATATTTGCGCAGAATAGTATTATAAGTAGTAAGACACGCGCGACCTTGTAGGGGGGTGCGGGGTAGGTGGGGTACCATATACGCCAAAAAGTAGTGATTCACTACCATAAACCACGATACAGTAAGACACTTGCGAGACAAATCACATGGGAACATGTATAAGGGTTACATCAAACGGGCAAACACGCACCGAATGATCGTTCTTGAAAGGAACATACCATGACAACTTCAATCACAATCAATACAGAAATCGAAACAACCATCCGCGATTGGTCAAACAATACTGTCAAAGCAGACATGGCCAAGACGAAACGAACCGACGTTCTTGTGAGTGCAGGTTGGACGGCAGCACATTGCATCAGCCCGAAATCAGATGGCAGCGAAGCAAGCGACGAAAGCTGGGCGTTCTTGAAAGCAACCATTAATAGCGGGTTCCCGAAAACGGCGCAGGCCATGTTAGAAATGAGCGCTAAGGCGGCAGGTGACAAGACAGTGAACGGGCAGCCACGTTCATACTGGATGCGTCAAGCGAACGCGGTAATCGGAGACATCAAGACACAACTGAAACGCCGCGAGGACATCGCCGCGGAAGTAGCGTCGGGCAAGACAGGCTCAGACGCTCGCACAGTATCGCCGGAAACTAAGGTTCGCGAATTGCTGAACGATGCAATTAAGCGGGTCCAGAAAGCTGAGACGTTTAATTGCTCAATCGAGTTGGATGACCTGATCCAAGGTCTAGGCAATCTTGCCAAGACAATCGGC